ATGTAAAAATGCTAAACAATACCAACCACAAGCGGAATTCATTAGGGACTGAATATCCTTTGTAGCATACGGCAGTTTCATACCGACAAACTCCTCCACAATGGTAGGCGGGGGCATTCCAAAACTATCAAAGTATAGACCCTCTACTTTGTCGTTGGGATACTTATTGACTTGAAAGCAAGTGTAATGCGAACCTTGATTGCGTTCGCCGTCCTCGTCAAACTCGTTCTCCATATTAATTATATAGGACTTGTTGTATTTGAGTTTCTCGTCTTTGAGTTCGTCTTTGAAGCCAATAAAAGCCAAAGGCACTCTCATTCGTTTCGCTAAATCCTTGATTTGAGTATCAGTGAGCGACATTTTATATATTAAGATTAGATTTTATTTCCGCCTAAAATCCGTATTTAATATTTTCTGTATATTCCAATAGCCACTCCAACAACCAAAGGTGAATAAGTCCATTACTAAACTACCAAAGGAGTTGGTCGGCGTAATATCCCGCTGAACCGACTTTGTGCCTATCTTTCTCGTGGCGAAGTTTGTATAATGCTCTGCGTTTGTCTGCGTATTCCTTGCCCTTTTCTTGAAGGTGGGTAGGATAATCTTTATACCCAGCCCCACCAGCATAGGTGATAAATAGCCCATTCTTATCATATATCTCTATTTTCTTTTTGGGATTGTCGCTTGGAAATACCTGAACTCCCAACCGCTTTGCTTGTTTCTTGGTATAGTCGGTAATCTTATATAACCCAGACCCTTTGGCTTTGAATGCTGGGAGGTTCGCCTCGCCCTTAATATCTTGTTTCAATGCGATTTGTTCCTTTGCGTTCTCGGGGTCAATCTCGTCGGCAGTCAATGGCGTTTCCTTACTGACCCTTTTGGTAGGACGATAAACGGGGTAATCTTGACCGCCAATGTCGCCCCAATCCTCTTTGAACCAACGCCCGAGATTTTTCGGTTTGTTGTCGTCCTCGTATGCTCCGCCTCTGGACTTGTAAGTTTTCACAATCCAACCGCTCTTGTAAGCAGAGGGTTTCTCATATATTTTGTCCGCCTCTCGCTTAATGCGATTGTAAAGTGCTTGGTCTAATATTATAGGCATATATATACTATTAGACAGAAATTAATTATAGTGTTAAACCCAATTCAATATCCCCACTTGAAGAGACACCCGCTCTGGGAGTGGAACTCGCAACGGAACTAATCGCAATAGGCAACGGACACAATTTGTCCTCTACCCGTTTCGCCATAGTATTACTGCTCTCTACCAATCTACAATAAATATTGTAGCACTTTTCTAAATAGTCCTTTGCTGGAACGGGTCTGTGTTCTCTTGATAGAGAGAGCGTTTTAAAAATATCAACTGATAAAAGGTAATAATCTCGCTGGGACACCATTTCGCTTTCCATACCCTTTTGTATCGCTAAATATAATTCTATACTCCCAATTATAGAGCAAACCAGAGCCAAAAGGCAAGTGGTTATACTAATATCGCCTTGTTCCATATAGGGGGTCATTCCCACACTCACGATTGAGTTTATACCCGACAATACGATTACGGGTAAGCGGTAGTATTTTAGGTTCTCTTTTAATCCAAAATAACTGCGTTTGTGTTCTTTTGATAATATAACGGAGTTAATCCTAATGGCTTCAAGCACATTCTCTATATCCAAAGTCCAGTCATTCTCCATTGGGGTCAATATATATAGGAGCAGAGTTTATTTTTACAGCCCTCTTTTTGAAAAAACAACAGCAGATATACTTTTGGTAAAACTTGCGTCGTCGCTCTTTCTCTTTAAGTAGTTCCTCCAAGACGGAAATGGTCTCACCAGCACTATCCATATTAGAAAATATTAGTTTATCGTCCAATTTACACATATATATATATATAAATATTTTAAGGATATTTTATTTAATCGTCCAATAAAGCAAAAATATTTTTATGCTAATCTTGTTAATACAATTGATACTCTACAAGTTCCACTCCAAGTAGAACTATCACTCGTTCCACCAGTTAAAATAAAACTACAAGCACCAGTCGCACTTGAACTAACTACAAAAGTATCTGTAAAACTACAATATTTTCCCATAGGCGTTCCAGCGGGGTCATATGTAATAGGCGTTTGAAGACCACCTTGCGTATATCCAAATACCGAGTTTGTTTCTACAAAATTAGGTATAGTATCGCTTACTACATAAGTAAGAATAGCCCTATTATTTACACCATCACCAGTATAAAACCCTACATCTACTTTCCAAGTTGTATTCGCAGTCATATCAGCCAAAGAACCAAAATTGAGTATAGTCGCACTGGGAGTTCCACTTACAGAAAACGCAAAAGTGCTCCAAGTATGTCTTGGTCTTATACTCACACTATTAAATAGAAGATTAGTAGGGGTTAGAACCGCCACATTACCACCCCCATCATCAATATCAATTTCGTCTTTTGTAATTTCAGTATTCGCACCACTCGCCGTTTCACTTAATTTAATTCTATGGTGTGCTAAATCGTTTTGTATAATAGTTTCGGCGGTTTCACTTGCTACAACATCTAAAAAGGTTTGTTTAAAATACGCTTCGTCATTAGTGTTGTCTTGAAATATTGTTTGAAAAGCAGAGTAATTAGCACTATCGGTATAATGTAATTCTATTTTTGTATTATCAAGAGTAAATCGCAAATCGGGTGAAGAACCAGCAAAATCAAGAGAAGAACCAGTCCCATCTCCATTAGTTATTTTATCTTGGGTTCTAATATCCGTATTTGGTTTAACATATCCATTAGTAGCATTCAAATTAATATCACCATTAGTAGAAGTTAAAGTAATATCATCATCAATAGTCGCAGTCATATAAGCACCAGCACCAGTAGCATTCAAAGTCAAAATAGAAGAAGCGGTTATACCAATAGTTGTAGCATTAATGCTGGTAGTCCCTCCCGATTTTCCAGTAATATTAATATCACCAGTTCCGCTTGAAGCACTCGTTTCTATCGTCATATTACCACTACTTGTCTTAATGTTATTCCCAGTCATATCCAAAGGTCTAAAAGAGTTGTTCTCATTATCAGCACCATTCATACGGAATACCAAACTACTTGTTCCATTCACGCAGGTATAAAAATCTAATGCTCCGTCGTCCCCAGTGGGAGCAGAAGAAGAAGTCGCAACGCAGTCAATCCTACCAAAAGCGGTTTTTGTTCCCAAATAATTATTAGCATTAAATCGTTGAGAAGCAATAATATCGTTCGCAACTACATTACGACCGCTTTTGTAGTATTCAACAAGAGGAACTCCGTTAGTATTACCAGCAGTAGCATTAGAGTTATTTAAAGTAAGTTGAGGATTTGCTGACCCACCAACTCCACTATCAGTAAGAGCAATTTTCGCATTCGCACCAGTAGCACTATTACCAGCGTCTAAAACTTGTTGTAAAGTATTTGATACACCAGCACCAGTAGCAGTAATCGTATTAGTATTTGTGCCGTCAGTAATGGTAATAGAAGGTATAGTTGGATTAATGGTAATTACATTAGAGTTTGCTGTATTTCTACTTACGATTGTTCCTTGCGTGATTTCGGTTTCAGTGGTAGAAGCACCGAAACCTTGTTGTTTGAAAACAACCCCACCCGTATTGTTTTCGTCGCAGAAAATGGTGAAATCTTGGTCGGTAGAGGAGGAGTATTCAATGCCGAAATTTGTGCCGACACCAATAACTCCCGCTTGTATTTGAATGTTATTTGGCGGGGTGGTAGTAGCGTCTTGAACGGCTATTGTATTGACTACCACTAATTCTTGGGGGGTAGTGTTTGTAGTAATAGCAGATAGGTCTTTGAAATTAATGGGGTATGTAGCAATGCCGTCAGGGGAGACAATAGCACCCGCAGAAGATATTTCTAAATATCCGCTGGTGGTATTATTAATGATTTTAAGTCCTTGCCCGTCTTGCTCTGTTGTGAAATCAATCACTCCGTCATTGAGAGTGTTAATAGTTGCTTGGTTAGTGTAGTTTGCTGGTATTGTGGTAAAAGACATTATATACTACCTAAACATAATAATTTTAAAAGTTCTTTGTAAAATTGCTGGTAGAAATATCTCCCTGTGAATATCTCCCAGTGTTTAATAATTCAAAGGACATAGTCCAGTTAAAAGTGGTTGGTCCGCCAGTCCCAAGAATGGGAAAGTTAAATACAATAGTGGCTGTGCTTCCGTTGTTTGTTAATGAGGGGGTCAAATATTGGGCGATATTACCACTATTGAGAATACCCGTAGCCCAGTAGGGGCGACCATTCGCAACATAAGCAGACATAGAAGACGAAACGGGTGCGTAAATAAAATTGGTGTCTGTTGCTCCAATTCCATTGTTAAAAAACACGGGGATATTTGCTCCCGCACTATCTATAAACGCTTTTGGGAACATAGTCATAGTTGCCTCAAAAGAAGCAAGGAAATTAGTATCAAATGTCCCAGTTGTAGAGGATTGGTTAGTTTGTAAAGTAATGACTACTCTAAACACAACGCCGTCCCAAAAGTTTTTACTTACTATATTTCCAAATGAAATAGTGGGGTATGGTGGAGGTATGGGGTTTCCAGCAATCAAATTGTATCCCGTCCAAGTAGCGAATGGAAAAGTTTGGGTGGTCGTGGCGGAGGTGTATTGC